GTAAGGCATTACTCTACATACTCGCCTGTTTTAATTAAGTCAGTAAGCTCTAACGCTATACCACCTACTTGTTTAGCCCAACGTGAGTCTAGGAACTCAGTAGCAGCTACCTTGTAGTTCCCCTCTTCCATAGCAGCCAGAGCACGTTTAAAACCTCTCAATCTTGTTGCTCCAAGATTAAAGCTAATATCAATCATTGCATCTTTACGTACATCGTCTAACGCATTAAACCAAGCGTACTCTTCTGCTAACTCCTTGATAACACGTTCAATATCGTTCTCAAGCAAATATTCTACTTCATCTTCAGACAAACCCATGCCGCCCCGTTGGTCGATATTCCTACCTACCCCAACAGTAATCTTTCCTTCAGAACACTCATAAGCATGAGTTTCCACACCCTCATGGCGCTTTAACATGGCGATTAACTTTTTCATGTTACTCATTTCGTACTAGACCCAGAGAACCAAAAAGCTGCCATAGTCCCCAAAATACCGCTTAATTGGCCTAACACCAGTGAGATAATAGTCTCGTCATTCTGATCGTGGGGCATAATAGTTACAGCCATTACATAGGCTCCGTATAACAGTAACGCCAATATCCCAAACACTTTTGGTGTCCAATCGTTTTTGAAAGTTTCTCTCGCGTGTTGCCTGTCTTCTACTTCGGTTTTAAATGACTCCAGATCAATTTCCATTTCTCGGATACGGTCTTTAAAGTCATTGTCTGCTTCCTTGAGAAGCACCGCTTTTTCTGGTTCTCGCTCGATTAAGTCTTCTATTTCGTTAGCAGTAGCTTCGGGTACGCCTAGTTTTTGTGCAGCCATTTTGACTGCCATACCCGCCATAGGCCCACCTGCTGCACTGGCTATAGTAGGGGCAAGAGATTTGAGTAGTCCACCGAATTTCATTGTATTAGCAAATACACTTTTATAAGTGCCTCTAGTTCGTTAATTACTTTCCCGTGGAGTCTTCCTCCACGATCTCGTCAATCGTATCACAAACGTCTGGGATTCGGATGCCTGTCGTAACCTCAGTAGTGACACGCCCTACAGCCCGTATGCCTTTGTAGACACCGGAGCAGTATAATTCCTTGTTGGCTATCATTTCCTCGGATACAGAGCATCCCGCCATTAGTACACATAACGCAGCGATTCTAAGCATTTTCAACCTCGTCAATCATTTTGTTAAGTTCTTTCATTTCTTCTGGGTTAAGTATCTTGTCTTGGGCATCTAAAAATATCCCTAGTCGTTCTTTATACCCTTCCATAAAATGGTCAGAAATAGCATCTTTCAGGCTTTTGTCTTCCTTCCTAACTTCTTTTGAAGGGTTTATGTAATCTTGCATGGAATTAGCAAAGTACAGCATAGTCTGCGACCTAGAGGGGCCATAGCAAAGGCGCGGTATACGTGCCACCATATCTGAACCTTGCACACAAGAAATCTGGTTATCCAGTTCCATAGGACGCTTGAATCCTTTGAAGAACACATTAGGTTTACCAAAGGTTATCAGATTGATATTAGGATGTTTTTTCCACAATTTAGCCGCAGTTAGCTCTGCTAACGCTCCACCAAGACTGTGCCCACATATTAAAGTGCGCTTCTTCATGTCTAGGTGCTTCTTGACTTTACCCCAAACAGAGGCATGAGCTGCGGTAAACCCGCCGTGGCACAACCTACCTACGTAAGGTACTGGGACTACTAACGCATCGGTAAGCCAATCACGCCCCTGTTGCGTCCCACGAAACGCTATGATGTCTATGGATTTACGTTTTGCTACATAGACTGTAGTAGAAGTAAGTTTACTTTCTATCTTTATAGAATCTTTGTTCTCATCATTGTAGGCTTTCATCGCCCAACTACACGCCATATTAAGTAAAACGGGGTCTAGTTTCATTACTCGCCACCTATTCCAAAAATTAAAAATATTGCACCAAAGATAAAAATAACCGCCCCTACTACACATGCAAACACTGTTGCTAGTTGTCTAACTAACACATCTTCTTCTCTTTGAGCCGCTGCTTTTTGTTTTCTTTTAACTTCTCGTTTTTTCTCAATTTTAGCTGCCTCTGCCTTAATCTTTACCCATCTGTGCGTTTGACCTTTACGCGAATAATGATCGCGTATTTTATCCATCATCTTCTCAATACGTTCCTGCTGTTGGTCAATGGTGATGGCTTCTTCTAACGCAGAGCCTACCATCAAATCATCGTTACCTGCCTGTCGAGCTTTAGCTATATGCTCCTCGACTTTTTTCTTTGCAGTGAAGAAACGGCCTACTTCTCCCGCCATGTCTTCAACTTCTTTCTTCTTAGCAATAGCACCCTGCACAACAACAAACGCAGAGTCTAAGGCTTTTATTGCAAGTAGAGCTTCACCAATCATTTGTACCACCTCGATTCTTCGTCTGTATTTATTGGCTGGCAATATGCGTTAATATCAGGGGTGTCCGGTTGTTGTTTTATTTTTTCAGCAAAATACAGACATCTATTAATATCCTGAAAACATAAGGCTTGCTCACATGAGCGTGATACGTCTTGTCCTCCTATGCTTACAATCAATATGAATAACACCATGACTCATACTTACCAGTCACCTGTCCAATGTTTTAGTCCAAACTCTTTGTAGAGCTTACGTTTTTCTGTTTCCCAATCTAACTTCAGCGCACCATTTTTATAGATAACAGTATCATATGGCGGGTCTTCATCGTAAATTTTTATAAATCCGCTAGTACTGGCTTGTTGTTTAATCCTTTCAAAAACTTCTGCCTCTGGGTCGGGATCAATCATCTCGCCACATATAGCTTTAGTAACTGCGTTCATGTAAGTTTGTGGCCCTAAAAAATAAATATTATCGTGCCCTTCTATTAACCTTTGCACGTACAAAGAAGCCGCATATCTATACGCGGGGTTTTTAGGTGCTGTCATCATAAAATCATGCGAAAAATCATAATTTCTACATATAGGTAAGACCCACTTAACCCCTTCTTCTAACAAATTGTCAAAGTTAGTATCACAAAAACGATCTATATCCATATAAACACCACCTTCGATAAACAGTTTGACTAAACGCCAAAGGTCTGTTTTCTGGACTATGTGTTTATCTTTGATTAATTCATAATGCTGTGGTTCTAATTGCTCTTTTAAGTAATCGTCTACTTCTGCATCATCATAAATCGTTACTTCCCACTCTGGGTTCAACTCAATAAGTTTTTTAACACCTTCCGTTACTAACGGACTGTCGCTCTCAAGTAAGTTTTTATCTTTCCAAGAGAGATGTATTATTTTTGGAATCAGAGTATTCATACGCCCATCTTTTTCCTAATGTTCGTTGCGCTGATCGTGTGTATTTCTTCGCCTAGATCATGTTCAGTAAACGTATACCCTACTTTTCTGCCATAGCTAATGTCTACAATATTAGGGACAGAAAGGACAATGTAATCTACATTAAGTTTCCACCCTGATTTAGCCAGACCTTGCTCTATATTTTCAGTGGTTTGCACAAGGGAGAACGGATTATTTTCATCACCCAAGTCTCGGATCATTATCGCAACCTGCCCCGTTTTCTTAATTGCTCTTTCAAAAAGAGCCGTATGCCCGTCGTGCCACGGTTGCCAACGCCCTAACATCTGCACCGTTGGAGCCTGATTGTCAAAAGTTCGGTTTATTTTCGAGCCGACAAGCTCAACCATTTCTTGGTCAAAACTGCTTATCCGCACATCATAATTAACAGGACGCTCAAAAACTTTATTGGTATCTTCATACTTAGAAAGCTGAATAGTATCCATCCAGACCACCAAATCAGCGTTTAGTTTTTTACGCCATGCGTCTATAGGGCAAATGAAATCCAAAAAAACCAGCCCTTTTTTGCCTTCGGTTGCAGCTTTCATGCGGTTAAACTGCCTTAATCGTCCCTCTAAAGAAAAATCCCAATCATCTGCCGCTGCACGCACCTCATCAGCATTAATGTGAGAGCCACCATGCTTTGCTACAAGCGCTTTAGCCAGCGTTGTTTTTCCGCTATTGGGTAAACCAGTAAGTAACACCACACACTTTCTCATATTTTTAAATCATCGTTACGGGTAGTGCTTCGGCCTTCTAGTGGCCTCCCTTTAATAGTCGTATCTAATTTATCGCCATCCCATTCGTTGTAAGCGTAAACACCCATTTGATGGATAGGGAATAAATCAGCTCTTAATAAAATATCTAACGGCCCTGTAAGCCCATATTTAATAACGTAAGCCAACATACTTTTAGCTACCGCAGGGTCAATAGCATAGGCATGAGCGCGACAAATAAAATGATAATTTGGACCTTCGCTTGCATGGGGTGGCGTTGGCTGCACCGCCCACCCTTCTTTTACTTGCTCATGGCTGCCTAAATAACAAATAGAATTGTAGACTGCGTGTTGTGTATACGGCTGAACCATGACGCTATCGTGTTCTAGCACTATTAACGGCTTAT